AGCAGAATCAATAAGTCACTTCGTAAGTGGGATTGCTGAATATATAGTGTGATGTTGCAATGTAACTGATGGCTTTTTTACTTCCACTCGCATCCAAAATTCTGATGGATGCTGTCGCCAAGATTCCCGAGAATGAGGAACTGGGCGAACTTATGATCAACGTTTGCGTCACCATTCTTCGCAAGGCGGTTTCAATGACTAAAACTGAGATGGATGACATCCTCCTCGAACAAGTTGTTGCTGCTATCAAAGTAAAGGACGACGCCTAACCTAAATATCTAAACGACTAACCTACGAGAAACACATGGCACTTTGGGGAGCATCTGACGCAGACGAATCTAAACCCAAGAATTTGACTGCTGCCGAAAAGAAAGAAGTTTATGCTGCCGAAGCAGGTTGGGTCCTCCGTGGCGGGTCTACTCTCACCGGTTGTGACAATACCAATGCTACACCTGAAGTGCTGGTCGCTATTAGCGGTCTAGCAGTTTCTATTGGTGCTGCTGATATTACTGACATCAGACTGATTACTTCATCCTTCAGCAAAGCTGCTGGTGGTACATTGTCTGTTCGCGTTTCGTTCAACGAAGAAGTGGATGTTACTGGCACCCCTCAACTCGAAGTTGTCAACGATACCAATAGCAACCACACCCTTTCCTATCTCTCAGGTACGGGCACCTATCGTCTCCTGTTTACGCTCGCCATTGCTGCTAACAATGCCGCAACTGATGCAGATGACGTTCTGTCCATCGGTGCTAATGCTGTTTCCTTGAATGGTGGCACGATCAAGGACAAAGGTACGAGCACTGTCTCTACTATCACAAACTCCGGCGCAATTGGTACTGCAGCAGGATCAATTACTGTAGTTGCATAATTTCTAAATGCGATTTGATGAACTAAATGATGACAATTATTTGCTCTTCGCTATAAAATATTACGAAAATCCTCTTGCGGCAACAATGGAGGATTTTCAAAATGATATGAGGCGGTTCAAATATATCAAAAGATTATTCAAAAAATATATGATTCAAGGAGGTGAACTAAAGTATCATCTAATTCTAAATCATCTTATTATTTGTTTCAATATCTTTGATGAAGGCGCTGTTCCTTTATTATTCTATAAGATAGATCGAGAGTATTGGTCAATGCTCAAAACATTTCTTATATTCTTGAATAGGATTCCAGAATACCCAAAATCTGGACTAGATGATCTACAAATTGATAATGAAGTATACTCTATACTAAATTCAATTGATGGATGACGCCAAGTTTCAAAGAATTCTAAATATTCTCAGAGAAGATGTACCCACGAATAGTATTTCGGGGGGAAAAATTGCAGGTTCTCAAGAAGCTGGTGACGATCCTCCGGTACGGAGGAAAAAAAAGAAATACGCTTACTTAGGACCACGTTCACGTAAAACTTGGATGCCAAAGTGAATTCTGATCAAGTCAATAGCGCCATTCTAGAACGGTTAGAAAAAATCGTTATGTCTTTGCAGGATAATTCTGTAAAGATGGGCCAGTTACTTGCTGTTCATAATGAAAAACTTTCAAAACAGGATGAGATTGATTCTGTTTTGTTCTATAAGATTGACGAGCTCCGTTCAATGACGATGGAGGAGACTACTAAGATCAAAAATGGATGTGAACGTGACATTCGTCTGGTTGATCTGCGTCTTCGGTCAATTGAGAAGAAAATGTGGAGCATTGCTGGTGCTCTTACGATCATTAGCATATGCGTTTCTCCTATTGGAGTAAGAATGTTTTCTCTATTGACACCTCAGTCCACTAGTGCTATGGTGACAGCGAAGTAAGACACGGTAACGTGCTCCACATTGATGCCAAATACATTGGCTTGGTATCAGCTCGTCTCGACAAGTTCAAACGTGTAAAGGATCATCTATACACGTTTCGGTGTCCTTATTGTGGGGACTCCAAGAAGAACAAGAATAAGACACGAGGATACTTATACCAAGTAAAGACTGACTACAACTTCAAGTGCCATAACTGTGGTGAGTCAAGGTCTTTTACATATTTCCTGAAAGACAGGGACCGTCAACTGTACGATCAGTACATTCTTGAGCGATATAAAGAAGGGATCACTGGTATTGGATCAGTTGCTCCTAACTTTGTGTATACAGGTAAAAAACCAGTCTTCAAAACGAAGATGGACTTACCTAGAGCAACTGAAAATGTAGATTCTGCAAGGTATTTGACCAAACGTGGTCTAGATCCAAAGGATTATTTCTACGCTGAGAAGTTTCAGAGGTTCTGCAACACATACAAACCTACGTATGACAACATCACACGTGATCATGCACGTATTGTCATACCAATGTACAGTAAGAGTAAAAAACTAATCGGGTTTCAGGGGAGGGCGTTGGACAATTATGTGCAACCTAAATATCTCACCATGATGCTTGATGAGGAACATCCAAAGATCTACGGGTTAGATAAAATTGACAAAGAAGAGACCGTTTACGTCGCAGAAGGACCATTCGACTCCACTTTCCTTGGGAACTCTATCGCTATGTGTGGTAGCGATGTTGACCTTGGCACTATGGATTATAAGTTCGTGTTCGTCTATGACAACGAACCCCGTTCCAGGGAGATCGTCTCTAAAATTGCTAAGACCATCGCAAAGTCATATCCGGTAGTTATTTTTCCATCATCAGTTCATGAAAAGGACTTGAATGACATGCATCTTGCTGGACATGATGTCCAAAATCTGATAGAATCTAATACCTACAAGGGATTAGAGGCGACATTGAAACTTCAAACGTGGAAACGGGTATGAGCAACGGCACCAAGGTAGTAAAGCGTAACGGTTCTATTGAACCTCTAGACCTTGATAAGATGCATTTGATGGTAGAGAAGGCATGCGAGGGACTCGCTGGCGTATCTGCCTCACAGGTTGAAATCCAATCAGGTATCCAGTTCTTTGATGGTATCAGCACTGCTGAAATCCAAGAGATTTTGATCAAATCTGCTTCAGATCTTATTTCTCTGGAAGTTCCTAACTATCAGTTTGTTGCTGCTCGTCTGCTTCTGTTTTCAATCCGTAAACAACTTTACGGTTTGATTGACGACATGCCTCCTATGCATGAACATATTTCTAAGTGTATTGGACTAAGTGTTTATGATACAAGCATCATAGATAAGTATAGTGACAAAGATATTGCCACACTTGATACTTATATTGATCATGACCGTGACTATCTGTTTACTTTTGCCGGTCTCCGTCAAGTAGTTGATAAGTATCTGGTCCAAGATCGTAGTAACGGAGAAGTCTTTGAGACTCCTCAGCAAATGTACATGATGATTTCGGCAACTTTGTTTGCTAATTATCCACAAGAAACTCGTCTGTCATATGTCAAAAGATACTACGACGCAATCAGCAGACACAAGATCAACATCCCAACGCCCATCATGGCAGGTGTCAGAACACCCCTGCGACAATTTGCTTCTTGCGTTCTTGTTGATGTTGCTGACACCCTCGACAGTATCTTTAGCTCTGATATGGCTGTTGGCAAATACGTTGCACAACGGGCGGGTATCGGCATCAACGCAGGTGCAATCCGTGGCATCAACGCTAAAATCAGAGGCGGAGAGGTTCAACACACAGGTGTTATCCCCTTCCTCAAAAAGTTTGAATCAACTGTTCGATGCTGTACACAAAACGGTGTACGAGGTGGGTCAGCAACTGTCCACTTTCCAATCTGGCATCAAGAGATAGAGGACATCATTGTTCTCAAGAACAACAAAGGCACAGAAGACAATCGGGTACGTAAACTTGACTACTCAATTCAATTCAGCAAAATTTTCTACGAGCGTTTCATCCAGAATGGAGAAATTAGCTTATTCTCACCGCATGATGTACCAGGTCTGTATGATTCCTTTGGTACTGATAGGTTCGATGATTTATATGTGGAGTTTGAACGAGATGAGTCTGTTCCAAGAAAGACTATCGGAGCACAAGATCTAATCCTTACAATCCTGAAGGAGAGGGCAGAGACTGGTCGTATTTACATCATGAATATCGACCATTGTAATACTCATTCTTCGTTTACTGATAGGGTATCGATGAGCAACCTGTGTCAAGAGATTACTCTCCCCACAGACCCTATTGAGCACATCGATGGAGCGGGTGAAATTGCTCTTTGTATCCTGTCTGCTATCAACGTGGGTACGGTGCGATCTGACACTGAACTGGAAGACTATTGTGAGTTGACTGTTCGTGCTTTAGATGAATTGATTGAGTATCAAGAGTATCCTGTCAAAGCAGCAGAAATTAGCACAAAAGCACGTCGCTCACTGGGAATTGGGTTCATTGGTCTGGCACACTATCTTGCCAGACTTGGATACAGTTATGATAGTCAAGAGGCATGGGAAGCAGTCCATCAACTGACGGAATCATTCCAGTATTATCTCCTCAAAGCGTCTAATAAATTGGCAGAAGAGAAAGGTGCATGTGAATACTTCTCTCGGACTAAATATTCTCACGGTCAACTACCAATAGATCATTACAAGCGTGATGTTGACGAGATTACAACTGCTGAATTGCAACATGATTGGGATAGTCTTAGGGTATCTATCTCGAAGTATGGATTACGGCACTCAACACTGTCCGCACAAATGCCTTCGGAGAGCAGTTCCGTTGTGTCAAATGCCACCAACGGAATTGAGCCCCCGCGTGATTGTTTGTCCATCAAGAAAAGTAAAAAGGGGCCTCTCAAGCAGGTTGTTCCCCAGTATCAACGCTTGAAGAATCAGTACACTCTTCTCTGGGAAATGAAAGGTAACCGAGGTTACATCAATGTGGTTTCTGTTATGCAGAAATTCTTTGATCAGGCAATCTCTGGTAACTGGTCTTATAATCCCAGTGACTATGACAACAACGAAGTACCGGTGTCTGTCATGGCAAATGATCTTCTAACCACATACAAGTATGGTTGGAAAACTTCTTATTATCAAAATACAAATGACCTCAAGTCGGACGAGATGGAAGAACCGGCAGTAGATCTTGCAAGTTTAGTTGCTGCGATCCAAACTGAAGACGAAGAAACCTGTGAATCCTGTGCAATTTAGAAAAACTTCCGCCGACAAGAGTATGTCTGTCAAAGGCATGACTGTGTTCAATGATACTTACGTGGACACTAAGACTCAACCAATGTTTTTTGGGGCACCTCTGGGTGTTCAACGATACGACTCATACAAGTATCCAGTCTTTGAAAAGCTGACCAATCAGATGCTTGGATACTTCTGGCGTCCTGAAGAGGTGTCCCTTCAGAAGGACCGTGGAGACTATAAGACTCTGCGTCCTGAGCAGAAGCACATCTTCACATCTAACCTGAAGTATCAGATCCTTCTGGACTCTGTGCAGGGTCGTGGTCCTGGTATGGCATTCTCTCCATACTGTGCTCTTCCTGAGTTGGAAGGTGCTATGAATGTGTGGCAGTTTATGGAGATGATCCACTCACGTTCTTACACTTACATCATCAAGAACATCTACCCAGATCCTGCTGAGGTCTTTGATACTATTCTGGATGACCAACGTATCCTGGCACGTGCTAAGAG